TTAAATGTTGTTATGAAGACACAATTAGCACAACCGTTTATGAAGCGCCCGGGTGACGCTGTACGGTTTAAGGTGAAATTTGATATGTGAATTATCGATGCTAATTTCTTGATGCGTGATATCTTGAAATTAAGAATGGCGTTCGAACAAATCCAACCGGTAGAGGAATGATTCCTCGTATCATGGTCTTAAAATGTGACATTTGTGAAATAACATATCAGAATACAAAATTTTGACCGGTGACGACCTAAGAAAAGAACACATAATCTAATGCCAAAACGTTCAAAAAAGAAAAGTCATTATCACACAGGAACGTATCCTTCTATAAAAGGAGGTGAATGTTCTTATCGTAGTGGGTGGGAACTTGCGTACATGCAGTATCTAGACTCCAATCCAGACGTAGCGTCATTTGAATATGAAACTTTAAAACTTCCATACATTAGCAATTACAAAACTGCTCGTGTGAAATGGTACATTCCAGACGTTTTGGTGAATTATGTTAATGGTGAAAAGAAGCTTGTAGAGATTAAACCAAAAAAGAAAACCGAGCAGGCACAGATTGTGAAGAAGGCAGAGGCCGGTAGAGTATGGTGCAGTGAACACGGAGCAGTCTACGAATTTATAACAGAAATCGAACTCAAGCAACTAGGGCTCATGAAATAATTTTACTCGTGTCAACGTGTGGGCTTATAATACTTCATGGCAAAAACCGGTCTTGTATTAGGTTTAGACGTTTCAACGAGTATCACCGGTCTTGTGTTGTTAGATAACGTAATTGATTTTGATCCAAAAAAAAATATAGTTCATTATGAACCAATAGAGTTCAAGGGATGTACTACATTTTGGCAAAAATGTGATAAGATCAAGTCACAACTTGATAAGCTTTACATTCAACAACCAAATGTTGAAAGTTTCTTCATAGAAGAACCAATGAAGAGATTCGCTGAGGGATTTTCTAGTGCTGAAACAATTAGCGTATTACAACGATTTAATGGGATAGTTTGTTATCTTGTTAGAGAAGTTTGGAAAATTGATCCCGTATACATAAATGTGTCATCAGCAAGAAAATCAATAGGAATCAAAGTCACAACAAAAGCAAAAGCCGGGGGTAGAAATGCCAAACAACAAACGTTTGATCATGTTACTGCTGGTGACTTAAATCACATTGTTTGGCCTACAAAGAAACGTAGCGTAAATACTGTTGATTGGGCAAAAGATGTCGTAGATGCATTTGTGATAGCTCGAGCAGGTATCATTCTGAACAATTCAGGTGTTGTGAAGTAACTTGATATTGTGTCTATTTCTACGTTAAGCGATAAAGTAAAGTTCATTGAAAATGTGTTTGGTTCTGGAAAACTAGCACGTAATGAAAAGAACTTTGATATTAGGTGTCCAATTTGTGCACCTCGTGATCCAAGTAAACGTAAGTTAGCAATCAAAATCGATGATGATCAAAATCATTGTTGGACATGTGGCTGGCGCGCGAGAACACTTGCACCATTATTAGCAAAGTATGCTAGTAGAGAAAAGCTACGTGAATACATTGATCGTTTTATACCGGAGACAAATAAACGATTCATTGAAAACGTTTTAGAACAAAAAAGTAAAGTTGAATTACCTAATGACTTTAAATTGTTGGTAACTCTCGATGAATCAGATCCTGATGTGAAGTCTGTTAAACAATATTTGTCTGAAAGAGGATTAACAGAGCGAGATTTTTGGTATTTCCGTATTGGAATATCGGATGAATTACGTTGGAAACGTCGAGCAATTGTGCCATCATTTGACGCAAATGGTGACGTGAATTATTTTGTTGCCCGAACAATTGATAAAAAGAAATATCCCAAATATGATAATCCAGATATTGAAAATAAACTTCATATTATCTTTAATGAAATGAACATTAATTGGTCAGAAAGATTAGTGTTGTGTGAAGGTGCATTTGATATGTTTAAATGTGGTGACAATGTAGTTCCATTATTAGGCTCAACTTTAAATGAAGAATCTGCATTATTCAACTCAATTTTAATAAACAATACACCTGTAGCAATTGCTCTTGACGCAGATATGTGGTACACAAAGACACCAAAATTAGCTAAAAAGCTTACAGAATATAATGTTGATGTTGTGATTGTTGATACTCGATCATTCGATGATCCAGGTAGCACTACAAAAGATCGATTTAATGAAGCATTATTACTTGCAAGACCTTTTGATTGGTTTGATTCGTTTAAAACACGCCTTGATCACGCTGTTGGTATGAGTACATCCATTAGTAATGATTATTGAACAATTTGTAAATTAGCCGTAGTATTAAATTATTAATGATTAGAATATGTCACTTTGCTGATGTTCACATCAGAAGTCTTTCTCGCCATGCAGAATATGTTCAGGTTTTTACTGATCTTGTAAAGCAATGTAAGGAGAAAAATATTGAACACATTTTTGTGGGAGGAGATATCTTTCATACAAAAACGCAAAATCTTTCACCTGAATACATTGATTTTATGACATGGTGGTTGACAGAATTAACATCTGTTTGCGACGTACATCTTACACTTGGAAATCATGATGGAAATTTAGTGAATGCATCTAGACAAGATGCAGTGTCACCAATTGTAAAAGCCCTTAAAAATCCAAAAGTACATCTTTACAAAAAAAGTGGAATGTATGAATTTTCACCTGGTTACGTTTGGTGTGTTTTTAGTTTGTTTGATGAAGATGGTTGGAAAGACGTTAAACCAATAGAGGGAAAAATCAATATTGCATGTTATCATGGTCCTGTTTGGGGTGCCGCAACAGAAACTGGTTGGGAAGTTGAAGAAGGATTAAAAATTGATGACTTTCGAGCATATGATTTTTGTTTTTTGGGTGACATACACAAATTTCAATTCTTAGACTTTCGTGATTGTGAATTTGTAATAGATGAAAATGACTTAGATCAATACCCTGGTGCTGAAATATTAGAAAGAATAAGTGATGGGTAAGATAAAAATCAAAACCAAAAAACCATGGATTGCTTATCCTGGTAGTACAATTCAACAAAACTATGGAGAAGATCTTTCTCATGGATATCTTGTGTGGGACATTCATGATCGTGATAATTTTGGTGTTAAATTTTATGAACTTATAAATCCTACACCTTATGTCACAATTGATTGGACAGGTGATGTTGAATCAACGATTAAGTTTGCTAGTTCGAACTTTCCACAAAAAAGTCGTTTTCGTATTCGTAGTAAATCACAATTAGCACAAAAAGATACAACAGATTTATCGTCAAGATTATTGAGTGAATTACTTGCTTCAGATGTAACGTTTAAATATGATCAGAAGGCAGATCGTAGTATCATAACAACTGATATTTCAACTATATTAAAGGAAGATCTTAGAAATCCTGATGTAATAATCAAATTGTTTAGCAAGTATCATCATGACAAAAACATACCTGCTGATGAGTGGCAAAAAGTTTATGATTTTGTTAAGCAATATGTTGCTAGCGTTAACGCTGAAGAAATCGTACGAAATACAAAATGGTCATTACGTCATTTGAAATTTGATAATACGTTTACGTATGGAACTGATAATGTTATCAATTTTGATAAGTTGAATGGAATCATTGGAATTTTTGGTCCTAATCGTTCTGGAAAATCATCTATTGTTGGAACGATTATGTATGCTTTATTCAATGGAACAGATCGTGGTTCAATAAAAAATATTCACGTTGTTAACATAAGAAAACCTCATTGTTATTCACGTGCAATCATTAGTGTAAGTGGTGTAGATTATGTGATTGAACGTCAGACAACTAAAAGTGAAAATAAATATGGACAAATTAATGCTAACACTGCGTTAAACGTTTTTCGAATTGATAATGGCGAAGCGATCGATTTGGCGGGCGAACAAAGAACTGATACTGAAAAAATTATTAGAAATATAATAGGAGAACCTGAAGACTTTTTGTTAACATCGTTGTCAGCTCAGGATGAGATCAAATTGTTTATTTCATACGGATCTACAAAGCGTCGTCAAATCTTGGCTAAATTTCTAGACTTAGACATCTTTGATAAGATGTATGACTTGGCAAGAAATGATTTAAATGCCACGAAAGCAATTATAAAAAATTATCCAGATCGTGACTGGGGTGTTTTAAACAGTGAATTGGTTCTTAAAGTAAAAGAATGTGATGATGGAATTCAAAATCGTAGCACTTTGTTACAAGAACACCAAGAAAAACTTGATGATTTACGAATCAAGTTGGCAGACAATAAAGAGTTTATACCAGTAACAAAATTACAAGTTGATGCTCAACGTCTTCGTGTTGATCAACTTAATAAACAATTGAATAGTCAGACAACACAACTTAATGAGATAAAAGATCAAATTGAAAAATTGACAACAAAGATTAAAAAAATTGATGTTGTTCAAAAAGAAAATAATGTTCTTGATCTCAAGATTCGCTTAACTGCATTTAGAGAACTTGAAACGTTTGTCAATCATTTACGTCATGTACATGAAATTGAAACATCAACGTTTAATTCACATGAAAAATCATTAAAAATATTGTCTGATGTACCTTGTGGTGATCAATTTCCAACTTGTAAGTTCATTAAAGATGCTCACGTTAACAAAGAAAAAATTGATGAACAAAGAATAAAAACGTCTACTGCTCTTGAAAGTTTGAAAAAAGCTGATGAATCGTTAGATATTTTACGTCAAGAAGGTATTGCTGAGCAAATTGAAAAAATAGAGCAATTGAATGATTTGTGTAATCGTTTTCAACTTGAAATATCAACAAAACACATTGAACTTGTTAAAATTGAAATAAGTTTGAACGCTACAAAACCAAATCTTGATTCAGCAATCATTCGTTTAAACGAACTTGAAAATGCATTAAAAAATGAACAAAATGCTGAAGTTGTTTCATTACGTTCAGAGATTGATAATCTTACGTTAGATATCAAAAAATTAGATGCAGAAAAACTTGATTTTGCAACAGAGCGAGGCAAAGTTCGAACAACGATTGACAAATACAAAGAAGAAAAATTACAGCGTGATGAAAAGTTACAACACATGAAAACGTTTGAATTAGTTGTTCAAGCGTTTTCACGTAAAGGAATTCCTAGTGTTATTACAACTTCTCAATTGCCAATTATTAACGCTGAAATTGCTAGTATTTTACATGGTATAGTTGATTTTACAATAGAATTAGAGATCAATGATGATAATGATGCTACAGAAATTTATATCAATTATGGTGATAGCAAAAGAATAATTGAATTGTGTAGTGGTATGGAAAAAATGATTGCATCAATTGCAATTAGGGTAGCACTAATCAACATATCGTCTTTGCCAAAAACCGATATGTTCATTATTGACGAAGGATTTGGTGCTCTTGATGATGCTAGTGTAGAAGCATGTAATCGTTTATTAGTTTCATTGAAACGATATTTTCGTTTGATACTGATGATTAGTCATGTCGATGCCGTGAAAGACATCGCTGATAATGTAATAGAACTAACAAAATTTGAAAATGATGCAAAGGTTCTTTATGCTTAATTTAATCTGGGAACAATATCATCAAGATAGATTAATAGCAAATCATCCACAGGGATTTTTGATAATCATACCAAAGAATGAGGCGACCTCAGTTCCATTAAGTTGTCCAGTCTGTGACATATTGTTCCGTTCTCGTGATGACGAGATGGCATATCAAGAATTCAAGTGTTGTGATATAT